AGGTCAAACCCAATTACCGGAACAGTAAATACGCCCACTGGAATATATAGCACTCAGGCTAATCCTGACGTTCTGGGAACGGTTTACAATGTTGCTGGTACACCAGAAAATCGTGCAATTGCTCAACAAGTTGAAAGGAATGCACAACAGTTCTTATCAGATGCAATTGCTAGTGGTCTTACTTTAAAACAAGCAGGTTCTTCTCAAGAAGCAATAATGCCGCCTAATTTAGGCATTCGATCTAACTTTATTGGTCCTAACCAAGCCGCATCAAGTTATCAACTCGTAAAAGGTGTTGGTCTTCCTGGCATAGAACCAAGTCAACGAACTGGATACGCAAGGTATATCCCTGGTGCATCAGCTTCAACACCAGTTAGTCCATTCATTGGTGAAATGTCCGGTGGTACTGTACAACCGTCAACAGAACTCACCAATTTACCTCGATATTCAGATATTGGACGGCTTATTTCTAACCTAAGTGCAGGAGGACGTATTACTCGTGCAACTCAATCGCCTGCATTCAATTTCCCTTCAGTTGGTCGAATGTCTAGACAACAAATTAGTGGACCTTTACCTGCTACTGCTACCAGTTCAGGCCCTTATGCTCGATTACAACCAGCACGTACAATGGCTCCTCTTGATTTAGAGGCACCAGTAAGGACTATATCGGTTAATCCAAGCACAGGTCTATTAGAAATACAAACTACCTATGATATTGGCCCTAGGGCTAGAGAAGAGCTTGCAGCAAGAAATCGTACTCCTATTGGACCGTTGACACAATCACCTGGTTTGCCAAGAGTTGGTAATATAGTTAGAAAAAATATCATGGATACTTCTGGCTCAAAAGTAATTGGTAGGCAATTAACTGCTGAAGGCAAGCCTATAACCTATACTGGACCGTTAACACAATCACCTGGTTTGCCAAGCATCGGTACTATAGTTGAAAAAAACATTATGGATACTTCTGGCTCAAAAGTAATTGGTACGCAATTAACTGCTGAAGGTTATCCCATAACCTATCCTCGAATGGCGTCAAAAAAAGCTGTTCCATTTTATCCAGGTAAATATTTAATGCAACAGGGTAATCCAAGAAATGCTGAAATGGTTAAAAATGTACCAACACGGCCCGCTTGGAAATTAAGTCCTGAGCGTCCTGTGATAGTAACTGACCCTCAAACAAATGAAAAACAAACTATTTACTTAGGTGGTGGACCATTAAAACGTTATTACGCATAAATCAATTGCAAAATTAGGAGGTAAAACGATAGAATTAAGATTGAAATAGGGTCCGCCATGCAAACTTTAAGTAAAATTGGAACCGTAAAACAAAATACTGCTAAAGCTGGCGTAACCTTTTTCATTTGCCAAATGATTTTTAGTTTTGCTTTTGTTGGCGAGTGTGTGGCCTTTAATATTATTGGTAAGGATCCAAGTAGAGATGCTTGTCTTGTGCGTTGGACTACTGTTGCAGCGCTCTTTATACCATCGGGAGTAAAAAATAATCCTCTTCCTCCAACTCCTCAGCCTCAACCAAAAGTAACACGCCGCAGGAGAACTCGTAAATCTACAACTTCTACCACCGCTACTTCAGGAAAATGAGCACACTACTTGGCCTAGTCATTGGCTTAATCTTAACAAAAGCATTAATTGAGCCTTTAGCAGCTCAAATTGGAAGACGTTATATTCCTTCTGCTGTATCTAAAGTTTTAGATTTACTGGACCCATTCATGCCAAAATTAATGGCAGAGTTGACTCCAGCTCAATTAGAACTCTTGGTTCGATTTCAGTTAGAAAAGTTAACTGGTGAATCTTGGAAAGTGGATAAACAGGTGGCTCAATTCTTTGAAGTTTTTGATCCACGTGTTGCTGCATCTAAAGCAAAGCCAAATTTAGAAACTCCAGCTGAAATCATTGATTTTCTTTCAAAAATTTAATGGATAAAGATTGGATTAAAGGAGCAATTAAACGACCTGGTGCCTTTAGCAAAAAAGCAAAAGAAAGTGGCATGTCTACAAAAGAATTTGCTTCTCAAGTATCTTCTAATCCTGACCGCTATAGTGAGCGTACAGTTAAACAAGCTAACCTAGCAAAAACTCTTGGTAAGCTAAGAAAGAAAAAAGGAGGACAATAAAAATGTCTAAATACCGTAACAATAGAAATATACCAGAAAACACGCGCATTGATAATGATGTATCCTTTAGGTACATTCCCGATGATAAGAAAAATATTTATGCATCCAAATTTAGAGATGTTGCAAGAACAGATGCTCCTGACTCCTTTGGTAACGATAAAGCAAACGATTATTTAGAAGAAAAATTTAATACTTTTGATGGCAAACCTTACTTTGAATACGATAATGATTTAGCAAAAGATTTTTTAAGCAAGTATAGCTACTCTTTTATTATTCCTGATGAGGAAAAAGCAACTCCTGAATCAATAAAGAGTTTCGTAATGGGTGCTCCAAATGATAATATAAAGAATAAGATTGGATACCCTGGTTCAGAAGGAGTTGGAGTAGCATGATTCGTCAAGCAGGACAAACCTTAGGAGCATTCTTTTCTCGCCCTGGAGTTCAAAAGTTTGCTAGAGATGCAGCAACAAATGCTGCCATTGAAGGGGCAGTTGGTGTTGCAACTGAACAACTTCTTCCACGTGCTTTGGGTGCTGTACCACAAGCAAGTCTTCCTGAAAGTATCCTTCGTCAAGGTGTTAGCTCAGCAATTGGTTCTCCTATTGCAACAGCCCTACAAAGAACAGGTGTACCTCAATCAATCTCTAACTTTGCCGGTGTTATCGCAGGTCAACCTGCCGGTCAAGCAGTAGCACAAGCGCTTCTGCCGGGACCGCAATCTTATCCACTTGGCCTTGATCCAGAACCAACACAAGCAGGTCATGCTGGGTATGGTCAACTGATGGCAAAACAACAAATGGATGCACTTGTTGAACGTGAACGTTATAACAATATGATTAACTTAGCTTTAGCTAAGAACTATAGCCACCCTAGCTTCATCCATCACCAAAGCAGTGGCGCCCCTCCAGCAGAGGTTGCATCTAATCTTGTAAAAAGTGCTTTCAATGCACCTAGGTATGGATAATAATGAACTTTAACTACTTAACAAATGGCGTTGAACGTGTAAAGCGTTTTGCTGGTGAAGTTACCACCGCATTGCAGGCTGGCATTGACCGCGCCCCCTGGGGCCAATACGTTAGTTCTTTTGGAACAAAATATGAAGATCCCTTAACTCAAACTGTAGGAAAGAGTGCATACAAAACAGCAGAAGCTGCTGCTGATTTTTTAACTGATAAAACAAGACGAACTGTCTGGGCTTACACCAACCCATGGAGAATGGCTGGTATGGCTGGCCAGAAAATTGCTCCAAAATTGGGCTTAAATACTGCAGCAGCTGCTACTGCAGCTTTTGGTATCCCTGCCATGGTCCATACCTTAAGCGGTTCTTCTGGAAATATTACAGAAGGGTTACGTCCAGCTGGTTATAAAGCTGTTTATCCGGTTTCAAAAGAAGAAGATCCTACGGGTCGAACAGTTAAATCAGCACCCGTTGAATTAGCAATGCGTTATGGTTTAGGCCAACGTAGTCAATTATTGCCGTATCAAGAATTTAAAAAAGAAAGACCTGATGTAATGCCTTCTACATACAGTCAATATCGTCGCTACCAATCTATGAAACCAGAACCAGGGCAACTTCTTAAAGTTGATCCTGAAGGTCAATCTTTTTCTGCTTTAGGTGGTACTATTCGTGGCAGCGCTCGTGGACTTAATGATCCTGAGGTTCGTATTAAAGGTGTACCAATTACAGCAAGTTCTGTATTAGGTACAGCTGCTGGTGCCGGAACAATTCGTGGCTTATCAAAAGCAATGGCACCTTCTAAAATTGATCCAAAAGTTACGCAAGCCGTACAAGATCTTATGTTTAGAAAACGGGATCTTGAATCTGAATTAAAGCGTACAACTTCCTCTCAGTTTAAAGAAGAAATTCAAAAAGAACTTGGACGTACAGCTCAAGAATATTCTGAAACATTAAAGAATATTCCAAAACCTAACATTGCTCAAAAAGTTGGAGAAGCTTTAGGGGATTTTAAAGATCCAGTTTTACTTGCCACTGGTGCTGCAGCTGCATTAGGAACAGCTGCAGTTACAAGAAAGTTAATGCAAAAAGCGCAAGAACGTAGAGTTAAAAAAGAAGATCCCGTAGAATACTTAAAGTATAAACACGGAGATTTTGCTACAGCTGCACAATCTTTAAATCAACCTCAAGCACGTAGCTGGCAAGAACTCTCACAGTATGCTTAATTATCATGAGTAGTTATTTTAATACAGATTGGAATTTAATTGGTGACTACTCAGGCATGAATAATGCACCAAGTTCTAAAGGGAGTGATAATAGTTCTAAATGGCAAGAAGCACTTTTCAGAGCATCCTCTTGGACGGATCGAAATCGAAGAAGTAGGTATAACAGCTATCGAGATTATGATAATGATTATAATCCAAGAAGGGGACAAGATGGGTTAAATCAATCCAATCCCTATCTTGCACAGATAGCTCCAGATGCATTCCTTTACACTCCTCCTCAACAAGGACAACAATTCGCTTCTTCTGGAGGGGGTAGATCTGGAGGTGGTGGAGTTGGAGGAGCAGCAAGCGGTGCAGCTCAAGGGCTTGTTGCTGGATTATCGACGGGAATTCCACATCTGGGAGCAATTGGTGCAATAGCAGGAGGCTTGAAAGGTTTATTTGGATAAAAGGTTGCTTCCTGTAAAATGTTAATTAAGAGGTATTGAATTATGTTACAAGCTTTAATTCCAGCTGGTGCTTTTCTTGCTAAATATGCAACTCCGCTTCTTGCCACTGCAGGAGCATTAGGAGGTGGTGCAGCTGCATTTAAAGAAAGTGGCGGTGATATTGGAGCAACTGCTCTTGGTGCAGGAGCAGGTGCCCTTGGCTTACCTGCGTTAAAAGGAGTTGCTTCAAAAGCACGCCAAGCGGCATCGGAAGGTCTTAGCGGTTTAACAGGTAGTTCTATTTCTGCTGCTAACAAGGTTTTACAGGCACGTGGCATTGATCCAAATACTGTCAGCCTGGCTGAAAGAGCAAGGATGGGTAGTAACGTTTCTCGTGTAGCTTCTGTCTTGCCTACAGCAGCAGGTGCGGCTGTATTAGGTGGTGGTGCTTTACTTGTTCCTAGGCTTGCAGGTGCAGTTGGAAGTGGAGGCAAAAATTTAGCTAGTTCAGTACCACAAGCTGTTGGTCTTGGACGTGCCGCAACTTATTCATATAATCCAACAACTGGAATGCCAACTTATAATGCTGCAGCTGTTCCTAGCAACCTTCCCAATGCTGCTGGACTTTTAGCACAACAAGATCCTGGAGGTTTATATCAGGCCAATCTCCTTTTTAATAGACAACAGGCTGATGCTCTTTTAGATCAGGCTAAAAATTACACCCAATACACAGCTCCTATTTTTGACGAAGTAAAACGACGTGAAATGGAACGTCAACTTGCTGCTGCTAAAGTTCGCCAAGAGCTTGAAACAGGTGCAGCATTAACATTGCAAGGTCAACGTGGCGCTCAAGCTCTTGCCAGCCAAGGTATGAGTGCAATTGGTCAAGCACTTACTGCTAATTATCAATATGGTTGATCATGGCAAAAACACCTAAATCTTTACTTTCTGAATACTTAAAAAACTTTAATCCTTCAGAAGCGTTTACAAAAGTTCCGGCATTGAACATTGCTGAACGTCTTCCGTTCCCTGTTGTCGGTACCGACATGACAATTGGCAGACGTAATGTCAACCTCAAGGAACCATATAATGATAATAATGATATGTATGGTAGTAAATCAGCTATTCCCTCCTTTGATGATTACCTCCAAAAAATAGGACCATTTATTACGCAGCAACGTGGTGAAAATCTTGCTTATCAAAAAGCAATGTCTGAATTTGAAAAAGGACAACAGCTTGATTTAATTAATCAGCTTTATCCCACAATTAGCAGGGCTGCACAAGAGGCAACACAACGTAACTTAGCAGCAACTCTTAAGTATGAAGGAGATTCACCTAAATACTTCAATATTTACTCTGCTCAAGCAGGTAATACTGAAGCTAATTTAAAGAATGCTATTGCAAATCAAGCAATGGCAGCAGCTGCAATGACTGGTAGGTACCAAGGAAGGAATATTGGATTCGGTTAATATAAAATTATTGAAATAAAAGAAACTAATGGCAGACACACCAGTTACAATTCAGATCCCTACCCAGTCTCTTAAAACACAAACTTCTTTATCTGAGTTAGCTCAATCTCAGAAAGAGTTCAACATGAAGCTGGGGGCAAAGCTTGATAGGCAGAACGAAGAGTTTTTTGCTGGTCAGGATATTCGTCGCTTTGAAGCTCAAGCTGCTGAACAACGACTTACTGCTCAAAAAATTGGCCAACAAGAACGCCAGACTTTAGCAGCTTCTGGTGTTCAAGAACGTTTAAATATTGCAGCAACTGGTCAGCAGGCAAGGACGACTGCTCAAACAGTTGGTCAACAAGAACGTCAAACCCAAAAACAGCTGCTTGCCGGACAAGCTCTTCAAATCGGTTTAACTGGAAAACAAGAACGTTTAACTACTAGAGTTGCTGGCGAAGAACAACGTCTTGGTATTGCTGCTACAGGAAAACAAGAGCGTTTAGGTACTAGGGTTGCAGGTGAAGAGCAAAGGCTTGGTATTGCCGCTACAGGAAAACAAGAACGTTTAGGTACCAGAGTTGCAGGTGAAGAGCAAAGGCTTGGTATTAGAGCATCTGGACAACAAGAACGTTTAACCACCAGAGTTGCTGGCGAAGAACAGCGTCTTGGTATTGCTGCTACAGGCCGACAAGAACGTTTGGGTACTAGGGTTGCTGGTGAAGAACAACGTCTTGGTATTGCTGCTACAGGACGACAAGAGCGTTTGGGTACCAGAGTTGCAGGTGAAGAACAAAGGCTTGGTATTAGAGCATCTGGAAAAGAGACTCGTGAAACTCAGAAACAGTTGCTTGCTGGACAAGCTCGTCAAATCGGTTTAACTGGAGAAGAAACTCGTAAAACTCAGAAACAATTACTTGCTGGACAAGCTCGTCAAATCGGTTTAACTGGAAAACAAGAACGTTTAACTACTAGAGTTGCAGGTGAAGAACAACGTCTTGGTATTGCTGCTACAGGCCAACAAGAACGTTTGGGCACAAGGGTTGCTGGTCAAGAGCAACGTCTTGGAATTGAGACTTCAGGACAACAGCAACGTTTAGGTACTAGGGTTGCTGGCCAAGAGCAACGTCTTGGAATTGAAACTTCAGGACAACAAGAACGTTTAGGTACGAGAGTCGCAGGTGAAGAACAAAGGCTTGGTATTAGAGCATCTGGACAAGAAACTCGTGAAACTCAGAAACAATTACTTGCTGGTCAAGAAAGTCAAATTGGTTTAACTGGAGAAGAAACAAGAAAAACAACAAGAGTTGCTGGTCAAGAAGCTCGTGAAACTCAAGGTCAACTTCTTACTAGCCAAGAACGTCAGATTGGTTTGACTGGAGAAGAAACACGTGCTACGGTTGGTAAAACCGCTAGAGAACAGCGTACAACTGATCTTCAGCAAGAAATGTTTAGGCGTTACAAAGAAGAACGCGATTACAATCAATCCAGGCAAGCCTACAGATCATGAACAATTGGTTAAATAGCTTAACTGAAAAAGATAAAGAAGCTTATTTAACCTTTTGTAAAAATGCAAATTCAACAATTCAAATGTACTTGTATGCCCGTTTTTTAGGGTTTATGGGTACAATTGTTGAATGTGATCAATGGTCTAAAAAGAAGTTTCAAAAACGAAACTTTAATGAGATCCTAGAGTCTGAAATTGATTCCATGCAAAAAGACATCTCTAAATTAAGAGATGGCATTGATATTGGCCTTGTTAAACAAGACATGGGATCAGCACGTATTGCAATGTTACAAAAAGAATTGCGTGGTGCCATCAAGCAAATCAATGATGAAAAATATGTATCAGATAAACAAGGTTTGATCCTTGCTGGTGCAGATCGTGCTCTTAGAGAAATTCTTTTAATCTTTAAAGACGATCCAATTGAACAGCCTTTACAAGAAGCAACAATGGGTGTATGGACTAAAATTTTGGCAGAGGAGTCTTAAGGTTTGATAGGTTAACCTTAACTCATGGCAAATACATCTCTTTATAGCGTCTACAGGCGTACAGCTCGTGCTGCAGCAAAACAACAAGTAGTTAAGAAAACATCTGATATTGATGTTGAAAAAGCTAGAACAGATTTTGCTTACTTTTGTGATGTTGTTGGAGATAAGCCGCCAGCAGAACACATGATGTTATGGCATGAACATCTACATACTCATGAAGACAGTCAATGTTTAATTGGTATTGCTGGACCAAATGTTGATATATTAGCGCCACGTGGTAGTGCAAAAAGCACTGTCACAGGTTTATTTGCTGCTTGGGCTATTGGCGTTCACGCCTTACATCGTCAACCCTTAAAAATTCTTTACATCTCTTACACAGTTGACGTCGCCCGTCCTAAAAGTGCAGCTATAAAAAGAATTATTGAAGAAAGTAAAGCATATCGAGAAATTTTTCCAACTGTAAAAATTGCTAAAGGTATTAACTCCAATGAGTATTGGAGTATTGACTGGAAATTTGCAGGTATTCGATCTACTGGTGAAGAAGAATTTACCATTTGTTGTGCTGGTCTTAAAGGTGCAGTGACTTCAAAACGTAGTCATTTGCTTTTACTTGATGACGTTGTGAAGTCAGCTGATGACATTAAAAATAAAGACATCCGTCAAGCAATGGAAGATAACTGGAACTCAGTTATTGTTCCCACAATGTTTGAAGGTGGACGTGCTATTTGTCTTGGTACAAGATTCCGACATGATGATATTCATCAAACAACTTTTATCCCTAATAATGATTGGATTCAAATTGTTCAATCAGCTATCACAATTGATAGCAATGGAGAAGAAACTTCTTACTGGCCTGAAATGTGGTCGCTAGAGTATCTTCGTGATCGTCGTAAACAAGCGCCAATTAGTTTTAGTTTTCAGTATCAAAACAAGATTATTCAGACCAGTGAGATGTCGATCTCTCCTGATCTTATTATTAAAGGGCAAATCCCAACTGAATTTGATTCTCTTGGTATTGGTGTTGACCTTTCTGCTGGCATAAAAGAACGCAATGACTACACAGTCTTTGTTATGGGTGGAAGGATTAAAGAAAAGCTCTATATCATTGATTGCAAACGCATTCGAGTTATGGGAAACATAGAAAAATTAGAAGCCCTAATGGAGATGCTTTATGAGTGGGGGGTTATCCATAAAGATGGTGACCAGTACTATCCCACTGGTAGCAACATTGATATTTGGTCGGAAGCTGTTGCTTATCAAGCTTCTTTAGAAGCTGATTTCAAACGGATTTGTCTTGGTGAACATGGCCTTCATAATATGTTATGGCATCCTGTAAAAGGTTTCCGTGGAGACAAAGTAGCCAGATTTCGTGGCATTATGGGTTTATTTGAACGCCATAAGATTCTTTTTAATAAGTACCGTAAGTTCCAAGCTCTTAGTGATGAAATCATTAACTTTGGTGTAAGTTCACATGATGATACGGTCGACGCCTTAGTGTGGCTTTGTAATGGGCTTATGACCAGAGGCAAATTACAAGTTGAATTTTGACACTTGACAGGATAAGGATTACTTCCTATAGAGTGTTTACGAATTAGACTATTTAAAGTAATTCCTTATGGCCTCTAATTTCTTTTATGATGGTATTG